CGTGCTCTCTTATATTGGAGTCAGGCGGTGACAGCTACCTTCGCAGAAGCCAACACCGACATCATGACCTTTTTCAAGGCGGCGTGGGACCCAACCACGTGGCCGGTGGACTACCCGAACACGAAGCCTGTGGTACCCCTGCCTCCCTCACCGCCCACACCCTGGGCGCGGGTCCGGATCCAGCATTTCCCAGGCTCCACCTCCCTCTCCGGGGGCCTTGGTACACAGCGCTTCGAGCGCAACGGGGTGTTCGTGGCGCAGATATTCGTGACAGCTGGAGAGGGCTTGTCCAGAGCCAACAGTCTCGCTAAAATCGTGGCTGATGCCTTTGAGGGGATGGCCACTCCAAGGCAGGTTTGGTTCCGCAATGGACGGATCAACGATGTCGGCCCGGACGGTGACTTCTACCAAGTCAACTTCCTGACGGACTTCACCTACGACGAGATCAAATAGGAGTGGCCAACCATGGCACAAGTCGACACCATTGACTCCAATGCAACGGGTCTGCGGTACGCTGAGGAGTTGTCCTTCAAGGTCCTCCCCGGCTCGCCCATCTGGATCCCGCTTGAGCCGAACAGCTACTCGGACTTCGGCGGCAACCCCACCCTGACGCCACGCAATCCCATCAATGACAGCAGGCAGCGCTCCAAGGGACCGATCACGGACCTGGAAGTCACGGCGGGCATCAACAGTGACCTGACCCAGACGAACCTGCAGGACCTGATGCAAGGGTATTTCTTCGCGGACTTCCGCCCCAAGGGCGAGGAGATCGTGACGCTGGTCGACGTGGACACGGCCAACCCCGACGAGTACCAGGTGGCAGCCACGGCCGGCTTCAAGGTCGGTGACCTGATCCAGGGTCAGAATTTCGTCGAGGCAGCCAACAACGCCGTCAACGAGGTTGTGGCAGTTGTCGTGGACACCTCGGTCGAGGTGATCGACGGCGTGTTGACCGACGAGACGCCTCCGGCCGACGCGCAGATCGTCGTGATCGGAGTCAAGGCCACGGTCGCGGACGACGTCGACGTGGACGCCACTGGCCTCTTCCCCGCGTATGTCTCTGCCACCCTCGACTGGACCACTCTCGGATTGAGCGTCGGCGAACTGATCTTCGTCGGTGGCGACGTTGCACTCTCCTCGATGGTCACTGCGGCGAACAACGGCTGGAAGCGGGTACGCACCATCTCCGCTACCCGGCTGGAGATCGACAAGAGCGATCTGCCTATGGTGGATGAGACCGCTGGCACCTCCCTTCTCCTTGAGATCTACTTCGGCCGCGTGCTGAAGAACGAGGCGGCAGCTTTGATCATCAAGCGGTTCTACCAGCTCGAGCGGTCGCTCGGTGCCCCGGACGACACGCTGCCTGCAGAGATCCAGGCCGAGTACCTGATTGGCTGCCTCCCCGCCACGGTCAACTTCAACATCCCCAACAGCTCCAAGCTGGAGGTGGACTTGACGTGGGTCGGCGGCGACAACGAGACCATCGATGGTCCCACGGTGCTCAAGACTGGCGCACGGCCTGGCCTCGAGGACGCGGACGGGTTCAACACAGCATCGGACTTCAGCCGCATCCGGCTGGCAGAGCACACCGATGGCGTGGAGGCACCGGTTCCGCTCTTCGCGTTCGCACAGGAGCTCACCATCACGATCAACAACAACGTCACGGCCAACAAGGCGGTGGGGACGTTGGGTGCAATCGGCATCACTGCCGGCACCTTCGAGATCGGTGGAAGCATCACGGCATACTTCGCGAACGTGTCCTCGCAGGACGCGGTCCGCAATAACGTGGACGTCACGTTGGATGCCATCCTGGTCAAGAACAACGCCGGCATCTCCTTCGACATGCCGCTCATCGCCCTCGGCGAGGGCCGACCGAACGTCGAGCAGGACGCGCCCATCACCGTCCCACTCGAGATGGCGGCGGCTCGTGGTCGCAAGATCGACCCGGCCATGGACCACACGTTGATGATGGTGTTCTACGACTTCCTGCCGAACGCGGCAGACACCTGACCGACCGGGGGAGCTTCGGCTCCCCCACCCTCCCCCACTGAGCAAGAAGAGGAGCCTGCTCATGTCAAAAATGTATGAAAGTTTTGAGACGGATAAGGACTTCGAGCGCAAGGGCATCGAGCTGGAGTATGGCGGCTTCATTGTCACCATCGCCCGCGCGGGTGGCGCCAACAAGCAGTACGCTAAGGTCCTCGAGGCAGAGACCCGTCCATACCGCAGAGCAATCGACACCGAGACCATGGACCCAGAGGTAGCGCTGGATCTCATGATGAAGGTCGCGGCCAAGACGCTCGTCACCAACTGGCAGGTCAAGGAAGGTGAAGATGATGACGCGAAGTGGAAAAAGGGCATCGAGCCAAGGGAAGGCACCAAGCTGCTGCCCGTCAACTACGAGAATATCTTGCTCACCTTCCGCGCTCTGCCCGCGTTGTACCAAGACATCTATGCACAGGCACAGAAGGTTGGTCTGTACCTCAAGACCATACTCGAGGCCGACGCAAAAAACTGACGGAGGTCCTGCTTTACATCCTGAAGCATGGGCCTGTGGAACGCGGGATCATCAAGCAGGCATTTGCAACCAATCAGAGCATGCCTCCCTTTGTCAAGCGCGCACCCCAGCTGCGCCTGGGCCTGCAGTTGTATCTCGTTGCCTACATGGATCTCAGTGCCTCCCGGTCCGTAGGCATGGCCGAGGGGCGCATCCCGTGGGGAGCGATCGACGACTACGCCCAGGCGAACGAGTTCGACCCGGACCAGCGGGAGGACCTGCACATTATCATTCGGTTCATGGACGACGCCTACCTCAAGTGGCGTCAGGAAAAGGATAAGTGATGGCGGGCCGTTCCCTCCCTCAGTTCAGTCAGCGCATCCGGCGCATCGCTCGCGGGGTGGAGAGCAACATGAACTTGACGGCCCAGCTTGTTGCGATTGCGATCGACCAGGCGGTGGTCCTGGCCACTCCGGTCGACAAGGGGCGGGCGCGCGCCAACTGGCAGGTGAGTGTTGTCAAGGCCGAGACTGATGTCGTGGACTCGACGGACCCCGGAGGCCAGGCCACCATCTCAAAGGGCGCCAATGTCATTTCCCGCAAGCGGCTCGGTCAAGACATTTTCATCACGAACAATCTGCCGTATATTGTACCTCTGAATGAGGGCTCTTCGGCCCAGGCGCCTGCCATGTTCGTGGAGCAGGCAGTCGCCCAGGGACAGAGGGCCGCACGACGGGCGAAGATATTGAAGCAACCAGCGCCAAGAGCGAAGTGAGATGGCCACAGAACGCATTGAAATTGTCGTAACGGAACGAGGTGCTCGCCGAGTTCGCCGTGGCCTCGAAGGCATCGGGGCCGGAGCGACCAGCGCCCAGGGAGCTGTGCAGCTCCTCCGCCGCTCCCTGGGTGTCTTGGGGGTCGGCATTGGGCTGGCCGCTGCCGTGCGCACGCTGGCCAACTTCAGCCAGGAGATGGCTACCGTCCGCGCCATCACAGCGGCCACCGAGGAGCAGTTCATCTCGCTCAGACAGACGGCCAAGGACCTGGGGGCGACGACGAGGTTCAGTGCGACACAGGCGGCGGAGGGGATGGTATTCCTGGCGCGCGCCGGTTTCACGACGGCCGAGGTGCTAGAGAGTGTGGACGATGTCCTCAACCTGGCGGTGGCGGGCGCCCTCGATCTTGGACGCGCGGCGGACATCGCATCAAACGTGCTCCAGGGCTTCCGGTTGGAGGCTACGGAGGCAGCGCGGGTGGTCGACGTGCTCGCCCTCACCGCCAACAGTGCCAACACCAACGTCGAGCAGCTCGGCGACGCCATGTCGTTCCTGGCCCCTGCAGCGGCGGCTGTCAATGTTCCTCTGGAGCAGGCAGCCGCTGCCGTGGGCGTCCTGTCGAACGCGGGCATCCAGGGCAGCCGGGCGGGCGCCGGTCTGCGGACCTCCTTCATCCGTCTGGCCAAGCCGACCAGCGAGGCGAAGAGGGCACTCGCGCTGATGGGCCTGTCGACGAAGGACGTTAACATTGAGTCCGAGGGGCTCATCCCCGTCCTCGAGAAGCTGCGCAAGGGCAACGTGGGCCTGAGCGAGGCGGCGGCTCTGGTTGGAGCGCGGCAGGCCTCGACCCTCCTGGTCATGATTGACTCCATCGAGGAGCTGAAGCGGCTCGAGTCAGCCAACAATGCCGCTGGCGGCACCGCTCAGGAGGTCGCCGACATCATGGACGACAACCTGAACGGAGCGCTCCTGAAGGTCGTGTCCGCGGTGGAGGCCGTCGTCCTCGCCTTCGGTGACCTCGGAGCGGAGAGCATACTTAAGGACAGCCTGGAAAGCCTGGCCACCGGCCTGCGCACGGTGGCGGCCAACATGGACACGGTCCTCAGCATCGCCGGTGGCCTCGCGACGTTCTTCGCGGTCAAGTGGGTGGTTGGCGTCCTCGCGGCAGGAGGCGCCGTAGGGAAGCTCACGGCGGCCATCAAGGCCCTCACTGTAGCAACCCTGCTCAACCCCATCTTCCTCATCGCGGCGGCCATCGCGGCTACTGTGGCAGCATTCCTGGAGCTCCGCGCGGTCCTCACCGACGTGCTCGGCCGAGTGCCGACCTTCGGCGAGATCATATCGGTCGCATTGAACCTGGTGAACCAGGTCCTCGACGACATCCTCCGGCGCCTGGGCCTCCTGGGCGACGCGGTCATAGCGCTCCTCAAGGGCGACTTCACCATAGCAGGGGAGATCGCCGGCAAGGCATTCACGGACGGCTTTGATGTCAGCATCAAGAAGGCAGCTTTCGAGGAGTTCGGTGTCGCGGCGGTTGGCGCGGGTGGCTCCCTGGCGGGTGGTCGTGGTGGTGGGGCTCGGTCGGGTGCCGGCGCCTTCACCCCTGGCCGGGATCTGCCCACCGAGCAGGAGATCCAGGCCCTCGAGGCGGCGCAGGCTCGTGCAGCGGCTGCCGCGCGCCTGGCGGACCAGGAGGCGACGAGGGCGGCCAAGGATCGTGCGGACGCCCTCCAGACCCTGAAGGATCGGCTAGACCCGATCACCGCAGCACAGGCCAAGCTGGCCATTGAGACAGACCTGCTCAATGGGATGGACGGTGACTCCGTGCTCCTGCTGCAACGCCTGAACGAGGAGTACAAGGACATCCTCGATCCACTCGGGGCTGTGCAGCGCGACCTGGCGGAGGAGCGCAACTTGATTGGGCTCTCCAACGAGGAGCGCAGGATCCAGACTGAACTCATGCGCATCGAGGAGGGCCTGCGCGTCAAGGGGATATCCCTCACGGCGATGCAGCGTATGGAGATAGAGGGCGAGTTGAGGGCGCTGCAGTTGCTCACCCAGCAGCGGCGAGACGACGCGGCGGCATTGGCTGCAATCCGTGGACCACAGGAGCAGTTCGCGACGCAGACAGCGGCCATCACCAGGCTGCTGCGCGAGCAGAAGATCACCCAGGAGGAGGCCACCAAGGCGCGGAACCAGGCACGGGTTGGCTTCCTTGAGTCGCAGACCGATGTGGGCGCCGGCTTTGAGCGAGCGTTCATCAAGGGCCGGCTCGAGATCGAGAATTTTGCCAAGACCTCCGAGGCGCTGGTCACTGACGCCTTCAGCGAGATGACCGACGCGGTGCAGGAGTTCTTCGAGACAGGCAAGTTCTCAGCCGACAAGTTCTTTGAGTCTCTGGCCTCGAACCTGCTCAAGCTCGGCACGCAGCAGTTGTTCGCAAGTGCCTTTGGCGGAGTTGGCACTGGCGGTGGTGGCGGCGGCATCGCGGCGGGTATTGGAGCACTGTTCGGTGGTGGGTTGTCCGGCGCGGCGCAGGGCGGCTCGTTTGAGGTCAGCAGCAACAGCTCGCTTGGGACACTCAGCGGCGTCGACAACAGGTTGATCGCCTTCGGGGCGCGCGACCGCGAGACGGTCACGGTGTCGAAGCCAGGCGAGGCGCCGGCCGGCATCACGAACATCATCAACTTCAATTCTCGCTCGGAGGAGACGCCTCCGGACGTGACTTCCCAGAACCAAGCAGCTGGCCGCCTGGTGGCGGTGCTGAACAGACAGCGGGCGAACCGATGACCTTTCTGAACTTCAGGCTGTCGGAGGAGGTGGAGCAAGGCATCCTCGGTGGACCGATGTTCAAGACCACAGTCTTCCCCATTGAGTCCGGCTTCGAGCAGCGCAACGCCGACTGGGCTGTTCCTCTTGGGCAGTGGGATGCCGGCTATGGTGTCCTGGACAAGTACGAGCAGAGCGGGCTCGGTGACGCCGAGGTCCACCTGGACCTGCTCAAGCGCATCTTCTACAACATGCGCGGCAAGGCATTCTCGTTCATGTTCAAGGACTGGGCCGACTTTGAGATTGGCTACCAGCAGGCTGTCGCAATCACGCCGCAGATCATTGCACTCGGCGACGACACAACGGTCCTGTTCCAGCTCTTCAAGAGCTATGAGATTACGCTGCTTGACTCGTCCATCCAGACGTTCTTCCGGCCACTGACCAAGTTCAGTGACGGTGCCGAGTTTGAGATCAGGCTAGACGATGCGCTGCTGACTGGCGGTGGTACTGACTACACAATGGACTTCCTGCGTGGTCTCCTCACCATGGTCGTCGCCCCGGCGTCCACCGGGGGCGGCGGGCCAAGTGGCGAGGAGGTGCTCGAGATGAGGGCCAACTTCTTCAACCACTCGCGCTTCGACACGGACAAGTTGGACCTTAATATGAAGGTGGTCACGGCCGGCTCTTGGCCCAGTTTCCCGCTGATGGAACTGCGTGGCACCGGACTGCCGGCACCGTAATGGCGAAGACCGTCCCCGCTGGGCTTGCGACCCACCTCCCTCTCGATTGCACAACCCTTTCTACTGGGTGGAAGATCATCCGTAAGGACGGGACCATCGTGCGCGTCACCACCAACACGTCGGACGTTACTGAGGACTTCCTGTTCCCGTCCCCGTTCGCCGAGGGCTCGCAGACCTACCAAGCAGCGGAGGCGGTCAGCCGGACCAATCTCGCGAGCACGGCCGACATGGACATCGACAACGTGGAGATTGCTGGCATCTTTGACAGCATCCAGTTCGACAACGAGGAGCTCCGGCGTGGCCTCTTTGCCGGCGCCGAGGTGCTCATCTTCGCGTTCAACTATGAGGAAACTGGCGACGGCGCCATCCGCATGTTCCGGGGCTTCTTCGGGGACGCGCGTGTCAGCGACCAGGGATACTTCTTCATTGAGCTGCGGAACATCATGGAGGTGTTCCGGCGCAGGATCGGCGAGCTCTACAGCAAGGACTGCCGCGCAGATCTCGGAGACAAGCGCTGCCGTATCCCAATCAGCACCAACGTCGATATCTTTTTCCAGGACGTCGCGCCCATTACCGCTTACACCGTGGGCCAATTCCTCCGTGTGCCGACTGCTCCGGACCCAGCCAGCTGCTCGAAGATCATCATGAATTTTGAGGGTGCTGATGGGGAGAGCAACCCAGTTGACCCTGGCTATGAGAATACCGGCACCCACATCGACCCCACGGTGGTCGCGGCCACGGCGCAGATCGACACCGCCGAGATGCCGGCCGGTGGCACCAGCATCAGCTCCCTGTTGCTCGATGGCGACAGCGACTACGTGTCCTGGCCGGATAGCGGTGAGTTCACCATGGGGACCGAGCCGGTCACTCTCTCGTGCCACTTCCGCCTCAACGCCACGGGTGCCGCGCAGATCCTTGCCTCGCACTATAGCTTCAGCGGCAACCAGCGCAGTTTTCTCTTCACCACAAACGCCTCGGACCAAATTGAATTCTCCGTCTGGCGCACCGGCTCTACGCTGGACATCACGTTGACCGGCACCACCACCTTGATGACGGGCATAGACTACCACGCGGCCATTGTCCGCAAGAACGATGGCGACTGGGTCCTGTTCTTGGATGGTGGGATCGAGGCTGGTCCGACTACGCCGACTGGTGATCCATTTAATTCGACTGCTGAATGGCGGATCGGAACGACGACCAACGGCGTGAACTGGTTCAATGGTTGGATCGACAGTCTGGAGTTCCTGATCGGTATCGCGCGGTGGGAGGCACCCTTCACCCCACCGACTGGCAACATCGTCGTGCCCACTCTTATCAGCGAGGACTTCGGGGACCGCATCTACGAAGTGACCATTGCAGGTAGCAGTGCGGCCTGCACCGAGACCCCTGACGAGACCATCGGCAACACACATACCCAGGGCACGGCCACGCTGACCGCAGAGGAGGCTTGGACGCGCGCGGTGGAGGTGGTCACGGTCGGCAGCAGCGTGAGGCGAGAATTTACCGTCACAGAGTTGACACCCAACTCAGGCGGGACGACCGACGGTAGGGACTTTTTCGCGGATGACTCCATGAACGGAGGCGCCGCGTTCTGGGAGACCGGCAACAACATCGGGGAGGGGATGGAGATCCGCGATTTCGTGGCCGACGACGGCATCACGATTGAGCAGGACATCGAGTTGTTCCGGGACCTGCCGCGTGATATACAGGTCGGTGACAAGCTGCGGATCTTCCGTGGCTGCGACAAGTTGCGCACCACGTGCATCACTATCTTTGACAACAGCGAAAACGCGGTGGCGGAGTGGTATGTGCCTGGAATGGACGAGCTAGGGAAGTATCCTGATGCACGCTAGAGCTGACGAAATTGTCAAGCTGGCGCGCTCTCTGGAGCATGTGCGCTACCGCAAGCGCGGTCGCGATCTTGAGACCGGCCTTGACTGCGGCGGTGTCGCTCAGTACATCGCCCGCACCCTTGGGCTCAGCGACCACGACAATACGACCTATGGCGACATGCCTGACCAGCCTACATTCTTCACGCATCTGCTCAAGGCCGGTTGCACCATGATCCCCGAGCGGGAGCTCGCGCCAGGCGACATCTTGATGATCGCCATGAAGCGGTGGCCCTGCCACCTCGGCATCTATCTCGGTCTCGGCAAGAAGCACGTGCCAGAGTTGTGCCACGCGCTGCTGAAGGACCGTCGCGTCACGGTGGTGCCCTTCACCGGCTTCAAGGTGAGGGCGGTGTTCCGCTTTCCGGAGGGGGCTGCCTGATGGGTACACTGGCAATTGGCATCGCCGTCAACATCGGTCTCAGCCTCCTAATCAACGAGTTCTTTGGACCGGACGACATTGTGCAGGAGGGTCCGCGCGTCAGCAACCTCGCTGTCGCGCCATCCACCTACAGCCGGTTCGTTGACATCAGCTGGGGCACCGATCGGCACGCGGGCAACCTGATCGACGCCACCGACCCAGCACTCGAGGAGGTGCCGAGCTCGGAGAAGCAAGGTGGAGGTCTGCTCAGCAAGGGCGGTGGGCCATCTGTCGAGAGCATTAGTTACACCTACTTCCACACCGGGCGGTGGTCCTTCGGCCTCTCTGGTGCCAAGAGCATCATCAAGTTGTACTTCAATCGCAAACTGATCTATGACGCCACGGGGACAGGCAACCTCGCACGCGCGGGCGTGGAGTTCACCTTCTACCCAGGAGGCGCCGACCAGTTGAAGGACCCCGACGAGGTGACACAACGCGGCTCTGCGAACGCGCAGGGTTATAGACATCTCAGCACTCTTGTGTTCCACCGACTGCCCCTGGCCAGCCTCGGCAACGCCATCTCATCCTGTGAGGCCATCGTGGCCTACGAGGATACAAGCCTGCAGCCATTCGAGTTCATGGCCTTGCCGACCAGCGTTGGGATACCGTCTGGTGGTGACGACGACTTCATGGGGATTGACCCATCGCGCGATGCCGTCTTTGCGATGAGCAACACCGGCAGCACCAACTGGACGGGCAACCTGTCCGACTTCACCTTCCGTGCTGAGATCAGTGCCCCAGGCAGCTTCGCTCAACCTGTCTTCGGCATTGATGGCTTCTTCTATGCCCAGAGCGACGGCAGCAACAACTCCATCCCGGTGCGCCAGATCGACATCGACACAGGTGAGCGAACAGCCTTCTTTGGCACCACTGGCATCGACACGTCGGACGACGACAACACCGTCGGCAACAGTGGTGAGTGGGGCTTCCTGCAGTCGTTCTTCCCTGGGCTCGAGCCTGTGAACACTGTCGTCCACCTGAACACTCTCGGCTTCAACGGCAGCGTATTCACAGTGAAGAAGGGCAGCTTTGTCCGGGAGTCCGGCCTCGGCACCGCGCAGGGGCTCCTCGACACAGAATTTACTCGGTTCGCGGGCGACCATGATCGGCAGCGTGGCTACTTCTTCACGCCTGGCACTGGCAGCGGCATCCGTGTGGTCATGATGTTGACGGAAGTCTCGATTGGCCTGCTTGGAGCACAGGTCGTCCGTAGCTACTCGACACTGCGTGACTTCACGGCTGGCGCGGGGATGGACTTCCCAACTACCCGGCAGGCCCAGGGGTGGGCCATTGACCGCAGCAACGGCAACCTGCTGATCTCCAACGGTGACGGGATGGTGCTGTACAACCCGGTCACCGATACCATCTTGGCATCTCGCTCCGACCTCGGCTTCCGTGGTCGGTTCAACTATTACAGCGGTCAAATCTTCGCGTTCAATGACGACGGTGGCAACATCGTCAACATCATCAGTACTACCACGCTCGAGACGCTTAGCTCCTTCGACCTCGACAGCCTCAGCTGGCCCAGCGGGACCGGCGCCATACACCCCGCGTCCATGGTCTGGGACGACGCTCGGAGCGCGATCATATTCTCACGCACAGGCGGCGCTGCCGACGAGCAGATCACTCGGGTATTTGTGAACCGGCTGCAGGGCGAGGGTGTGGTTATTTCTACGCTGCTCACCCAGCTTTTCACGGAGTACCAAGGCATCGAGCTAGGTGGCCTCGACGTTGCCGACTTCGACGTGAGCGCGTTCACAGGCGACATCATCCCTGGCTTTACCCTCAACCGAGAGGGCGACCTGCGTTCGGCGGTGGACATCGTGCGGCGCCATCAGATGGCAGACTTCATCGAGGAAGATTGGATCATCAAGGGCGTGAAGCGCGGCGGTGCAGTGGAGGCGACCATCCCGGCCGATCGCATTGGCCAGCGCTCGTTCGACCCGAATAAGCCGCATGTGCAGCGGGAGTCAGTGCGCGCGGAGGAGCTGCCCATGCGCATGGCTTTCCGCTACCGCAACAAGGACCTCGACTACGCCATCGACGTCGACTCAGACAAGCGCATGCGATTGCCCGACCCGACTGTGGTCACCCGGCAGGAGTTCATCGAGATGCTCTCGATCGCCGAGACCTCAACGGTCATGAAGCAGCTCGCCGCCAGGTGGCTCTGGACCATGTGGAATGAGGCGGGGCGCCTGACCACCCGGCTGCCCCACGAGTTCCTGCGCCTGAGCCCAACCGACGTGATCGAGCTAAACGTGTTCGGCGAGACCATCCGCGCCAGGTTGGCCAATCTGACCTGGGGCGCTGGCTGGTTCCTCGACATCATGGCGGTCGAGGAGGACGTGCGCGACTACGTCTCCACCATCATCGGCGGTCCCGGCTCCGGCTTCATCCCGCCGTTCATCCCCGATGGCCTGGACACCGGGCTCATCCTGCTGGACGCGCCGCTGTTGTCGCTCTCCGACCTCAACAACGACACTCACTCCAACGCCTACATCACCTTCCGTGCGTTCGGTGGCGCCTGGCCTGGCGCGACCGCCTACAGGTCGCCGGACGGTGTGGACTTCACCGTGGTGGCCAACTCCAACTCGGAGGCGGCGATTGCCAAGGTGCGGACGGCACCGGGAGCGTGGGCGCGGTCGAACGACGGCTCCTTCCGCGAGATCTTCCAGGAGATCGCCGAGGGTGGCACCATGGATATCACCCCGCTGCGTCGCGAGGACGACTTCGATAGTGCCACCGAGGAGCAGGTAGCCAACGGCGCCAACACCCTCGGCATCATCACCGACAGCGGCGTGGAGGTCTTGCAATACCAAGATGCCACCATCAACGCCGACGACGATGACGTCACCCTGGACCGCCTGCTGCGTGGTCGCCTGGGCACCGAGGACATCACCGACCTCGCCGCCATAAATCCAGGCGACTTTATCATCCTGCTCGAGGCCGGGCCAGTCACCCGCCAGATCATGGCGATAAATGATCTCAACCAGTCGCTGGTGTACCGTGGCGTGACCGTGGGCCAGATCCTCGAGGATGCTCGGCCGTTCACAGGCATCTACACCGGACGTGACTCGAGGCCCCTCAGCGTAGTGGATACCAAGTTCACGGTGACTGGGAGTGGTGGTGACGTGACGTGGGTGCGGCGCGGTCGCGACGTGAAGAGCAGTCTGTCGATCCCGACGCCACTCAACGAGACGCAGGAGCTCTACCGGGTGAGGCTGAAGAACACCCTCGGTGCCGTTGTGCTCACCAAGGAGGTGACCACCCCCATAGTGTCGCTCACCACAGCGGAGATTGCACTAGCGGGTCAAGAGTCGACGGCGGAGGTCGTGCAGGTCAGTGGCACGACATTGGAGTCACCCATCACTCCGGCGAGCATCACGGTCGTCAAGGACAACTCTCCGTTGCTCATTGACTCCGGTGATAATTCGCTCACGGGTGGCGTCCCGGTAACAACCTTCCAGATTGACTCGCTCGATGTGCCGGAGGGCACCGTGCTCGTCGCCGGGTTGTTCATGGCCAAGAACGACGACGTCCTCCCAGGCACGGTCGTCAGCACCAACGGCGACTTCACGCTGGTCAGCGATCGTCAACATACCTCAGGGTTGATCGACAGTGGAATATACAGCTCGATCTGGACCCGCATCGCGACAGCCAGCGAGCCCGCCAGCTTCGAGTGGACTTGGGATGTCACCTACATGGTGCACATCGGGCTCATGGCCTGGCAGGGCCTGGACGATGCCGACCTGCTCGAGGCTTTTGGCGAGGCTGGCTCCAGCAACTCCCCCTCTGTCACCCTCCCCTCGATGGACAACCTGATCGTGGACTCGCATATCATAACTGGGTTGTGCCTGACCAGCCGGGGCACGGTCAACCCGACGACGCAACCCGCTGGCTACGTGCAGGTCAGCACAGGCCTATTCACCGAGGCAACCAGCAGCGGGCGGTTCCGCTGGCAGTTTGGTTTTGAGAAGATCAAGTCACTCGGCGCCACGGGCACCAGGTTCTTCTCGCACTCCGGTGCCAGCGCGAGCTCCAACCCGATCGCCGCCAACCACATGCTACTGAACGCCTTGCCATAAAGAGAACCGACCATGAACCCCTGGGCTATACTGCGCCGCACTGGAGATTGACAAATGGCGTCACCATATATCGAAGCTGACCACGTACCGGCGCTGAGCACTCAGCCCGAGATATTCGCCAACGCGGCCACGGACAAGCTGGACAGAAAGATCAACCAGCTCACGCAGGTGCCGATCTCGGCGAGTGATCAATTCACCCTGGCTCAGTGTCAGGAGAATTGGGTGTTGGAGCTGACCGACAACGGCGTCGGGGCGCCGTTCACCTTCGACATGCCGGCGACGCTGACGCACATCATCCAGTGCATCGTGAACAACAGCAGTGAGCAGGCCACCATCCGCAACAGCGCGGGTGGCGGCACGGGGCAGCCGGTGATCGAGGACGCGGAGGCCGTCATCTTCCACTACGACGGGACGGACTTCATTGACATCACCGAGTTGATCGTCGCGGCCAGCTCCTGGACCGGGCTGCTTGGAACGCCGAACTCGTTCACGGGTGGCAGCGGCAAGTACACCGAGGTCAACGTCGGTGAGACCGCGCTGGCGTTCCTGCCGACCGCCGTCAAGCAGCCGGTGGTCGCAGCGACCACGGCCAATATCACCCTGGCCACTGACATCGAGGACGCCGATGTGCTGGACGGCGTCACCCTCGCCACCGGCGACAGAGTTCTGGTCAAGAACCAGACTGCCGGCGAGGACAACGGCATCTATATCGTCACCGTCAGCACGCCCACACGAGCGGCGGACTTCGACACAGCCGACGACATGATCAACGCCATCATCGTAGTGGCCGAGGGCACCGCCAACGAGGACACCGTGTGGCTGCATACGACGGACGGGGCGATCACGGTCGACACAACTCCCCTGACCTTCATATCGTTCGCCTCGGTCGCCACCTTCCTCGGCCTCAGCGACACTCCTGGCGCCTACACTGGCGGCTTCGGCCTGGACCTCCGGGTGAACAGCGTCGAGGGAGCTCTCGAGCTGGCCTCGCGGCCCTGGAAGAACCCAGTGATCGCGGCAACTACCGCCAACATCAACCTCACCACTGATGTCGAAGACACTGACGCCTTGGACGGTGTTACCCTCTCCACTGGCGACCGCATCTTGGTCAAGGACCAGAGCACTGCGGCCGACAACGGCATCTATATCGTCGCCTCTAGCGGCGCCCCGGCTCGTGCCGAGGATTGCGACGAGGCAATCGACTTCATCCGGGGCTTTGTGGTGGTGGTCGATCAAGGTACCGCGAACGCCAACTCCTTGTTCTCCTTGGACAGCACGGTGGCCACCGTTGGTTCCGACGACGTGGACTTTGCCGCGACAGGTGGCGGCGCGTCCAACCGCTGGGTCGAGGCGACACTTCAGACCACGGACGACACGACCACCAACATTGCCCTCATCCCCTTGGCCTCGGGCGAGGCCAAGGTGGTGCGTGGCTTCGGCATCGGCACTCGCGCGAGCTCGGCAGACACCATCGCCTTCAACTTCATTGCAGCCGGCAAGAACAACGGCGGCACGTCGGCAGAGATAGCAGCCGACATCTTCGACCTCCTGGACAACACGACTGCGAAGTACGTGTTCTCCATCGACGTGGATGACACAGGCGACGACATCCGCCTGCGGGTGAACGGGGCGGCTGGAGAGACCGTTGACTGGCGCATTCAGTACGAAGTGATCACCGAGGACAACACCTGATGGCCAGTGTTCGCGGTGCAGATACGATCTTCAACGCGGCGGGTGTCCAGCTCGCGCCTCTGGGCTTTGGCTTTCAGGCCGATTGGGAGACCATTGGACGTGTCACGGGCTCTGCCGTGGCATCCCTCGATCAGTTTGTAGACGCTGATGTCTATGACGAAATTGAAGTCACGTATGAGATTGAGGTGGCAACAGACGTTGACGAGCTGTGGCTGCGCATGAGTGATAATGGCAGCACGTTCTTGAGCGGCGCATCGGATTACGACTACATTAACAATGGAGATCAGAACCGGGGAGGGGCCTCCTTCGAAACGGAAGGGGACGGCGCGACCCATATTGAGCTGGCGTTGAACATCGGTGATGACGCCAACGGCGGCGCTATTGGCGAAATCCAGATTGGCCACCTTAGTTCTGGGTTCCGCACGAAGATTAGCGCCCTCTGCTCGTATCTTGATGGTGATGCTACTCAGGGAACTATCAGTACAAAGACCGCAGGCAATCACGCAAGTGCAGCTACCTTTCGGGGCATCCAGTTGCTTGCGTCTACGGGTAACATCTCCGGTAGCATGACGGTGCGTGGCCGTCGTATCACCCCCGTCTCCCTTGTTAGCCAGGACGATTGGGTGGTGATCTCTGATAATGCAGATGTGGCTGCTGCTGCGACCCATGACTTCTTCTGGGACGATCAGGTGTTTGACGAGATTGAGATCAGCATTTGGGGCATCCTGACCGGCACTGACGACCGTGACCTTGACATTCGGCTTAGCTCGGACGGCAGCACGTTCCACTCTGGGGCTACCGACTACCGCTTTGCCACCATCAACCACAATGACGCGGGTGGCAGCTCCTTCACCAATGACTCGACGGGTGCGGCTGAGGCCAAGGTGGCATTCTCTTTGGGGACTGTGGCGGACGAGTTGCAGAACAGTGTCTTGAAGATCCAGGACGTGAGCAGCATCACGCGGAAGAAGCAGGGCACTTGGCACGCCAACGGCATCCTCGCCAATGCTACCTACCAGCGGTTCGAGGGTACGTTCATCGACACGAACACCAACGACAGTTGTCGAGGTATTCAGCTCCGGGGTGAGAGCGCCGCGACGATGGCCTTCGACCGGGTGCGTATCCGTGGCCGCCGCAAGACCCCCATCGGTGTGCTCAAGCAGGATTGGGAAGTGATCGAGCGTCGCTCTGTCACTACTTCTGCCGACGAGGAGTTCTTCTGGAGCCAGGAGTGGGACGAGATCCAGGTCACGCTCCAACGGATCACCAGCACCACCGACAACATCGACATGGAGTTCACGCTGAGCACGGACGGGTCTACGTTCCACACGGGTGGCACCGACTACACGGTGGTCCGGTTCAACACGAACGATGACCCACTCGACGCGAGCCAAGATCAGGGCGGGGCACGCATTCCTCTCATCGGCCTCGGTGATCAGGCAAACGAGGCCATTGCTGCAGTGATGCACATCTTTGATGTGGGAACCGACGGTGAGGTCAAGCCCATCATCCTCGACCAGACTGGTCTTCTGGCGAATGGATCGACGACGAGGGATCACTACGGCGCGGTCATGACGGTAAACACCAACGCCATCAGGGGCATCAACGTAGGCATGGGCGCTGGCAACACGTTCAGCGGCGAGATTGTAATTCGTGGACGGAGAAAGGCGACATGAGTGACGAGATGAAGTTGGTGGCCAAGGCGCCACTGGACTACAACGAGGCGCAGGAGCTCTACGAGAGAGCGTGCGACATCATGCGCCACCTGCGTGGCGGGTCGCGTCTTCTCCACTCGGAGATGGCTGCTCTCCACGCTGGCTTCCATACGTTCAAGGGCGACCGTGACCTGCTGATGGCCCCGGAGTGGGACCTGATCGGCCAGGCCGGCCAACTGGCGCTCGAGGGAATGGGCATAAAGAGAGACGAGCTGCGCAAGTGCACGGACCCCATGCCGAAGTGGGAGCAGCCAGAGGATCCAGCCGGTGGCTAGGCTGGCTGTGGCGGTGCTCCTGGGCATTGTGGTGCTCTCGATGGCCTTCCCGGATGGTCTTAATTTGATATCGCAATTGGTGTCTTCCGGGCTTCATTCGGCAGACAGTTTATAGTGGGACGGAAACGTGGAATGTCGGCACGAGAGTGGCTCAAGACGCGCGGAGGAATGGTGACAATGGTCACTGCCCCCATCGCCGGAGTGCTGGGTATCACCATCATGTGGCTGAACCTAGGGCTGCCTCGTGTTGCTCTCAACTTTGAGCTGGACGACGCGATCGCTGAGACCAATGCCGCCATCACGGAGTTGGCCGAAGATACCCACGAGGCCATTACCAAATTGGCCGGC